GGAGAGGGGGGATAAAGGGGGCCATCAAGAGGGGGACCTTTTCTTTCTCTCTCCCTTGCTTTCGTTTTGCTTTTGAAATGCTTTTAAATGCTTTTAAATGCTTTTCGCCGCCTACTGTCGAGCACTGGCTCGGATCCGGCCAGCCGTCACAGCCTGTTAAGCGATACACCCGTGTGGGTTGTCAACCAAGAAACATGTTGATAAAAAACTGCTGTCCTTTCCCCGTCACCTTCGGGGTCTTGTTCACCGTAACATGCCCATCTGCATGTGTGATGCTGGTTTCCTTGATTTCAAACAGGCCCAATTCCATTGAGCGCTGTGTGGGCATGTTGTAATCCGTGCCTTCTCTGCGGATCAGATATCCGTTGTTCCGCATCCAGTCAAAGAGTCGGTTCTGCCCAGTGTCCACCCCATTCTGCTTGAGGAGCTTTGCCAGCTCTCCAACCAGTATGGATGTATTGGAGGCAGCCACGGAATCCGCAAACAGCACCTTCGGCCGGTTAGCCTCCTTCTCCGCCTCCAGCATCTTAATCTTTCGATCTGCTATCTGGAGCGCACGGGCCATTACCTTTTCGGGGCTATTCCAATCCTTCTCCAATTGGAGGAAATACTTCCGGGCAATCTTCCCCTTCTCGTTCCGCTGGAGCATGCAGATCTCCTTGGCCATATCGATAGAGACGGCGGCATCTTTCATGCTCTGAGGGCCGCCAGCGGGGTTATGGACAAAAATGTCCGTGACTGCGTAATCCTCGTTTTCAGCGAATCCATATTCGCACATACGGGGAAACCACTTGTGGTACGGTGTTTCTACCTCTAGAAACTCGTGGAGTTCCCGCGCTGATACTGCTGGCTTTTCGCCGCTAAAGTCAACTTTGATTAGTTCGTTCATGTAGATACCACCCTTTCTATTTTGCTTCCCACCTTTATGTTGACTCAGGGCAGGGGAGTAAGGTGGCACCTCCCTTTTCGGCCCGTCGGCCTAGCCCTGATCTTTTGTTTGAGAGGCGGCGGGGGAATATCCCGCCATGCGTTTCCTCTCGTTGGGGCCACCCCCGTCTCCTGCAACTGCGGGGCGGCAAATATTTTTCAAAATATGTATTGACAGTATCATATTTATGGACGTTAACCAGGCCGTGATATCCCGCTGGGAGAGCGGCAAGGTCAGCCCCAATGCCTGGAATTTGGACAAGCTGAAAGAAATTCTGAGCTAATCCTGCCGCCCCTCCGGGGGCGGCTTTTTTGCCCTCTCCAGCTCGTGCGCTTGTGGTGCCACCGCCCGCCTCAAGCGGCGAGGAGCGGCATATGGCGGACAGTAGGTTGTCCAGCCGCCCATTGGCATTTAATTTAATCGCGCAGTGCCTCTTTTGCTTTCCATCTGCGTTTGGAGCCGAGAGGCGGCATTGAGCCGCCACACGTCCACGGCGTTGTCCATGGCCGCCGCTTCCGCTTCTGCTGCTGCACTCGGCATATAAAGCACCACCACAAGATGATGCTTTGTCCGGCATACACCGGGCATCTCTGGAGCCACCGGGAGGAATCGAACCTCCAACCTACCGATTACAAGACGGTTGCTCTACCAGTTGAGCTAAGATGGCATATTTGCGCCGTCTCGCTTAGATTGACACACCCTGGTCTCGGCGGCGACATCATGATTAGCCACTCGCAGGGCAGTTTTCAGTGGGATAGCGCCGGGGCAGGTCATAGCTGCCACCGCTTTTTTAGCTCCGCCCCCATGACAGGCGGCTCGCGTCTTACTCTTCCCAGCGCCTAGACGCTCTGGCAATCTGGTGTAGTGTCTTTCCACCGTCATTCGCCGCCAGAGGGGTGCGACCCCTCATGCCCCGAATAGTGGGGTGGTGTTCGACCGGCGGCATATTGCACACAGAGAGGGTGGCGGCAGATGCACCGACGCCACCCACTCTGCGTGAAGGAGGAAAAGGGGATGGAAAGAGAATGGGAGCGCAGGGGCATACGCCCCCACGCTCCCATTTTCGCATAAATTCAGGTTGTGATTCCTCAAAAAGGAGGAATTATCAAATTCTTCTGTGAGACGATAAAGGTTTAACTACACACGGATAGTCCGTCCTTCCGAGCAAGTAATCTGTCGACACTTCGAAATAGTCAGCTATTGCCTCTAGTGCATCTGACCGAGGCTTTCTTTCTCCAAGTTCATATCTTCTGATTTGGTCAGACGATATCCCACATAAATCAGAGAGTTTATACCGGCTCAACCGGTTCCTTTCTCTTATTCGCCTCAGCCTCTCCGGGAACTCGTTCAAGTGCTATCCCTCCTCATGCTGTCCGCCCTCCCCGTCGTGGATGGAGCCCTCCGCAATATCCCTTGCCTTTACTGCGTCTGCAAGAGTACGATAAGCACCGATATATTTTTGCTTTCCATTTATGTAAGCATAGGCTTCAAATTTCCCATGTTTCGAGAAGCAAATATTCCGTTCTCCTGTTTTATTTGTTGCCCTCAACCTTCGCTTATTAGGGGCGCAGTTTTCTTTATGCGTAACAAACTGGCAGTTATTGGGCGTATAATTCCCGTCCACGTCAATTCTGTCTATCTCTAACCCTGCTTTATAACCATGCGCAATCGCCCAGTCGCAAAAAGATTTTGGATCGCTTCTCCATGTATCATCCATAGTAATCCCACGCGCCCCATACCATCTGTAACTTTTGGCGTTTGGGTTTTCACATCTTGTTACAATCTGCCCCCACAGGCGATATACATCTGTTCCTTTATACCCATGTGTCCGCATATAGCACCTCTCCATTATCCAGCCGCTTGGCTTTGAAAAGGATTTCTCTCATTGTTTTTCCTCCATCATCGTTAAAGCCTTCTGCAAGCAAGCCTGTATCTCTTCACTGATAGCAGCATTGCTCTTTGCGAATGTACTGTCTAAGTAGTTTTTGTCATGGTAAGCAAGAGTTTCTAGAGCTAACGCAACACGAATGTACTCTTCTGACGTTTTGCATACACACTCAGGGGATTTCATTGGGCACCTCCGATGATCTCGTCCAATGTGGCCCGCCTTATGCTCCTCAGCGTAGGGAACGTTTCATCAAGGTTATCAAGACTGCCCTTATAGTTGTCTTCGTCATCATACATGTAAAATGTCTGTCCCACTATATCAACGTATGCCAATGTTTTAACAACTGGATATAGCACTTTGATAGCCTTCGCCCTCTCCACCTCCTGCTCCGTCCAGCGGGGCTTTCGGATGATGCGGTCTGGGTGGTTGATGGCATTTATAAGTACAGCAACGGTTGACATTTTGCATGAAAGAGAAGAAATAATAACCCGCCCATCCTCACAAACACAAATATTTTCTGCTGTTCCATCTGTATGTCGGTATTTGACATCCTCTCCGACCTCTACTCCCAGCACCTGCGCAATTCTTGGTTTATCCACTTGTTGTCCTCCTCTCAACCGCCTCTTTTGCTCGTTCTTCTCCGCATACAGGGGTAAAATTGCAAAGGATACCAAAGCATACTGCGTTTATATCCAGCTTCTCAATGTCCATTGTTGCCCTCCTCCGCTGGCTGCTGGAGCCACGCCAGCCACCCATAAACCTCTGCACAGGCTCCTCCACCCTCGTATTCAAGCCATCTCGCCAAATCTGCGTCGCTCATGGCCCGGATGCGGTCGGCGTTGGACAAAATTCGTCCTGGTTTGTACTGAGGGCACCAAGAAATTCTGGCCGTTGTACCGGCGTTATTGCAGTCATTTTTGCAAGTAATGCAAATCGTTTTCATGCGTTCTCCACCTCTTCCGGCGGCCCATCCCAGGCCGTCCAGTATTTGTCGTACAGATCCATCGCAAACGGCTTGATGTGCTTGCAGTACAGGTACCCGTCCTTTACCTCCTCTGCAATCTCCAGGCCGCCCCATTGGAGCTGGGCTATCCCTGCTCCCTCAATGTATATTGCGGTCTCCTGGGTGATGGATTCCAGCTCTGCGCGGGTGTATTGCTGTCTCATGGCGATACCTCCGGCGGGCGGTGCTTATACAACAGCAGGTTTTGTACTCCCTCCGTAGTATCCGCACAATGGGCCGGGTATCTGGCAGCCACTCCACCAATGTCATACAGCGCCTCAGTGTGCCCGATATACGTTTTGTCTTCGTTGTAGAGTGCCCAAACAATTTCCAGATACCACCCGACCTGATAGGCGGGTTCACATTGCTTCGGGTTTACATTGTGGCTTCCGTACCGGATAGCGTACATAAAAAATTTGTCAGCAGCCACGGTGTCACCTGCATACAGAGGTGCGCCATACTTATCGACCAGTCCAAGCGTCAGCGCCTCGTTCGGCGGGGTGAGGGTGGGCATCTCGTCAATATCGTCCATCACCATATCAATCAGGGCTGTTTGGTCGCTATCGTGATATTTGGTGTAATGCTCATAATAATCATGGTCTATGGCCTGTTTCAGTCGGTCTGCATCAATCGCCCTTGCCATCTTTCAGCGCCTCCAGCATCTCCATCTCCTCCGCGCTCAGAATCGGCGCTCTGGTGTTCCATTCTAGGCGGGCCGAAAATTCTTCTGGGGACACAACCCCTTGTTCTATTAGGCCGCAGTTTCGGCATCTGACGTAATCCAGCCCAACAAGAATACCATCATACTCCCCATAATCGACATTCTCGCTGCCACACCTTTTACATTCCAGCAGCATCCCCGCATCCGTCAGCCGCTTGGCCGCCTCTTTATTGCCTAGAAGGGCTAATTTGATATCATCCACCACAGATACCTCCCCACTGTTGGGCCATAGCCTTGGCAATTCCTCCGAATGTTTTGGAGCGGGTTTTAGGATCACGCTCTTTGCGCCCCTGGAATCGCCTGTAATTCCCGTGAGCGTCCTTACATCCACCATTGACATAAGGCTTATGCTCCAAAATAATCTCGGTTGGCATAAGCGGCGGTAGTTCCTTCAACCACAGACAAGTTCTTTTGCTGTATGGATGCCCGAATTGGTACGGCTGGATTGCCTGCTGATACGGTGGAAGGCCAACTATTTTCATCGGCGTAGGATTTTCAATCGCTATTCGGGGGCACTCCGCCTCATAGAATTTCATAAAAAACGCTTTTGCTTCCATAGCTTTTTCAAACCGTTCCGGTACGATTTCGCCGTTTACTCTCATTCGGACAGCCCCAGCTTTTGTCATGTAAGTACACGGCGGGTGGGCGATAATCAAATCCCACTGCATTTTCAGCAACTCCAGCGCGTCTGCTTGGATGTGCCATTGAGGGAAACCACCGCTGCACGGCTCAATGTCGCAGCTGTACGCATCATGCCCCAACGCCCGGAACGCTTTGCAGACTTCCTGCGACTCCTCACAGGCCACCAACACCCTCATAGCTTAGCCGCCTCGTGATCACCCAGCAGGGCGCGCGTCTTATCGTCCACCGTTTGGCACCTCCTTGGCTGCTTTCCATCGCTCTTTGCGGCTACACGTTCCGCCAGCCGCATCACAAATGCTCTTGGACGAGCAGCGTTCACATGGCCCCGCGCTAAAAAACTGTTTCATGTACTCTTTGGTGGTTGATATGGAGTATCCGGTTGCCTGTGCTATCTCCTCCGGCCCATTCCCGTCCAACGACATACGTTCCAGCAAATCACGGGATGGTCTGGGCTTTTTTACTTTGGTACGTAGGAGGCAGCCAGCTCTTTCCGTGTAGCAGTCTGGCAGAGGGCACCGCTCACAGATTTTGGCCTTCTCGGCATCCCATTCGTCAACTTTGCGCTCTGCAACCGGTTCCATCGCGTCCAGACTGCGCCAGGGTGCCACCGCTCCGCTGATGCCGTAGGGATCTGCGGTTATCAAAGCTCCATCACCTCCACCTGGATGCAGCCGGCGTCATGAAACCCGGTGGTGATGGACTTCACATAGCGCGGGTTATCGTCTACGATGACCCAGCCCTTCATGGCGTCCTCCACGGCTTTTATTATGACTGCGTGATTGGAACAGTCTAGCCCATCGTCAAACAGGAACGTCAGGCTGACGGGGCGCTGGAACACGGCTCGGCGGACGTGGGCCCGCCGCATGGCGGCCAGAGTCAGCGCGTGAAGTTCGTTGGCGTCCTTCTTCCGCTGCGCCCAGTGCTTGCCGGAGTAGTAGGCGTTCAGCCCAAACCGGCGGCAAAAGGCCGACTTGCCCTTCTTCGTGGGCGGGTATGGTATGTTAAACGTGATTTTCTCCATCGTTCCGCTCCAACACTAGGGCAAACAGCGCATAGGCCACCTCGAAATGCCCCTTCGCCAATTCTACTCCGCCTCCGTCCAACGCAAAAATACCGATTTTCATATGACGCATGGCCTCTTCCGCCGCTATGCCTATCGCCTTATCCATGTCCATCTCTGGCTGCCTCCCAACTATATCTCTTTGTCGGGTTTCCTCCCGCGTCGTAGTATCTCCGTGATTTGGTGTCGAACATCAACGGGATTACCTCGCGGCTGCCGGTCTCTCTGGCCTTGATAATCCTGATCCTGGAGTCAACTTCGTCAGATTCTTTTGCCCGCTCAACAGAAAAAACATTGTCAGCGAGGTTGGTAATCTCCGCCGCCCCCGCAACGTCGTCTGCTGTCAGTCCCCGCTCCTCTCCAGCCTTCCTGGGATGGGCCACCAGATGCACATGTACATCGTGGCGTTTTGCGAAGGCGCTGAGTCTCTGCGTAAAAGCTTTCTGGGCCCCATAATGACCAAGCTCCACTTCTCCCTTCAGACTTGCGGTCATGATGTTGTCCACCAAGTACACCGAACACCCGTATCGGCGGTAGGCATACTCAAACAGGCGCAGTATGTTGTCCTCGTCATGGGCATTTGACTGTCGCAAATCGGTCAGGAGAAAGCTCCCTTCCAGCCATTGGTCAATCGCCCGAACAGCTTCTTTTGACGGCGCGTACTCCATCCGCCCCGTTCTGGGGTCTGGCTGCTCTACAAGATTCCTCGGCCCTGCGATCTGCGGCAGCACAAACCGTTTGAACTGCCTCGCCGGGAGCTCCCCGGAATAGGCACATACAGTTCGGTTCTGGTTGATTGATTCCACGAGCATCTGCCCGAGAAGCGTCGATTTCCCTTCGCCGCGCCTGCCTGTCCATACTGACAATTCGCCTCCCCGGAATCCGCCGGTGCAGTAGTCCAGCGGCACCAGCCCGGACATCATGCGGTTTTGCGAAATGGGCGCGTCCATCTCCACTTGCGACAGGTCAATCAGCCCCGGCCTCGGCACATCCAAAGCGCCAAACAAAAGGCTTTCTACCGCCTTTGGGCCAGCATTGTCCAGCAGTTCGACCACTGATTCATTCCCGCGAAACGCCGCCTTATCCGCCACAAGGATAGTGACCGGCACCCACTTCTGGAGCTGGCCTACAATCTCTTCCCGGTCTGCATCGTTTGGTGTTGCGACGAACACATAGCAGAACTGGGTGATAAACTCCGTGCAGGCAGCTAAGTCCTCCCAAGCCGCGTATCTGTTCTTGCACACGGCGTTAATACCAACCGCCGCCGCGTCCTCCGGCGTAGCGCACCACCAAAGTCCTGTCGGCAGGGATGGGTCAATCATTTCTGCCCGGAATGTCAGCAGCAGTGAAATATCGCTCTGGCTGGTCATGGTTCCCCCCCTTCCTGCGCTTCTCCCACGTCCGCACAGCAGCTTTCCAGTCTTTCATTTTGGCCTTCCCCAGCATCCACCCTCTGGCCGCGTAGTAGTCCACAAACTCCTGCGGGTCTATGCCGTTTTTGCGTGCAAGGCAGTATTCTCTCACCTCGTCCACCGTGGGAGGAACAAACACTTTTCTTTTTGACTCCGTAGGAGTCTTTTCTTTTGTCTTAGTCTTAGTCTTATATATGGGTAAAGTTTCTTGTAAAGGATTCTGTAAAGGAAACTGTAAAGGTTTATGTAACGTTTCCTGTAAAGAATCAATACCAGAATTTGATTGTTCCGATAGGGAATAGCGGCTCGGGGCCCCTTTTTTCCCTTGCTGGTATCGGATAAATCCAGCCTTTACAAGCTCGTCTCTCGCTCTGTAAGCGGATGGCTTTGACAATCCATTTGTCATTACCTGCAACCGAATGGTGTCTACTGGAACCCACTCAGGCCACCCGGCCCGGTTAAATACGTTCAGCAGCCTGAAGTACAAGACCTGCGCCGGAAGCGTCAAGTGGTTGTTTTCGATCCAACGGTTGAACTCATTAAGGTAATCAATGTAAGTCAACCCATCACCGCCCTAGAACGGGAGCTCTCCGTCGTCGTCCACCTCCGAGAACTCCTGCCCATTCTGTTCTGGGCGGTCAGATTCTGGTGTGTCCCCCTCCGATTCCTTCTTCCGGCTGTCGCCAAAGTACACACTATCAGCCACGACCTCCAGACTAGACCGCTTGTTCCCGTCCTTGTCTGTCCAAGTGTTTGTCTGCAATTTGCCGTCTACCACAGCCATGCGGCCCTTGGAGAAATATTTGCTTACAAACTCCGCCGTGGATCGCCATGCGGTCACATTAACCCAATCGGTGGTTTTTTCGCCAGTGGCCTTGTCTTTAAAATCCCGGTCAACCGCGATGGAGAAACTGACCACCGAGACACCGGACTGCGTGTGACGCAGTTCGATGTCCTTTCCAATGCGGCCCTGGATCACAACCCTATTTAGCATTTTGGCCCTTCTTTCTTGTATATCAATTTTGATTCATCCCATCCTGGGTATAAAGTGCGGAGGTAGTCCTGCATCTGCTTATGAAGCGGACCATCCGCCCCCTCGTTGTCAAATGCCGCATGGCACCGCTGGCAGCCTGTCCAAATATTCTCTGGAATTCCAAGACCGCCCTGGCTCCGCCGTATGTAATGACAGTGTGGCCCCGCATTGATGGAGCCGCAGAGTACGCACCGCCCAAAATCCCTCTCCCATACGGCCTTTTTGGTTGCCGCGGATATGGCGGTGGCCTTAGTCTCTCGATGCACGCCCCCACTCCCTTTCCAACTGCGCGTCCAGGATGCGAATTTGCAGTTTGTAGCCCTGTATGGCCTCCCGTGCGGATTCGTACACTGTCTGCGCAATATCTCTTTCCAAGCGTAGTCGGGCGATCTCCGCGTCACCACGGCAAATATCAGAGATAATAGTTACAGGCGTGCCCTCCGCCCTGGCCTCCAGAACAGCTTTTCGGAGGGCTACCCTGTAATCGCGTTCCGCCTGCGCATATGCTCTGCCGCGGGCTCCGAGCTGCCCGATTGCCTTATCCAGGAGTGCGGACTTTGCGCCGATCTCGTTTATCAGCTCATAGCCCATACAAACGCCCGCTTTCCTGTCCGGTTGTTCAGGATAGATAAACCGGAAATCCTACGGTTGTCACCATAAGCAATTTTCTCAACCGAGAAGGTGTCGAAGGTACGAAACTTCCCATTGGATTCCAGGATGTTCATTTTCTCAGAGGGTACCCAAATAAACGGGGCGGTATAAAGCTCTCTGCCAATGCCCCATCGGAAACCAGCACGTTTGAATGCGTCGCTTGCCTCCCCCTTTTTCTCGTTGCCCTCGCCGTCCTCCCTGGACTCTATTCCACAATCCCACTTCCACGTCCAGGCGTCTCCCTCACGGATGGCAATCCCACAATACAGGTTCCCTTTGATTTCCCGGTAATCGTTCGTCCAGTTTTCAGAGCCAACCGTCTCATCCAGGATATCCATATCCGTCCTGGCCGTCTTATAAAGCAGGAGAACCGCCCCATTCTTTTTGACCTGCTTGACCTTCACCTCAATGTCGGAAGCCTCCAGCAGACGGAACTTGTCCATCACTTCACCCCCACACTGCGGCCTTGCTCAATCGAGGCATATGGAACGGGCACGCCCTCCTTAATGAGCTTGCCAATGCCAGTCTTGCTGACCTCTGGTTCCTTGTACTTGACGCACTCCGCATCATAGCCGTTCTGCTCCAGCCAGCGGATCAGGGCCTCCGGATTGGACACCTGAATGGACGAGGTTTTGCGGAAAGTGACGGAGCACCTGGCCGTCTGGAACTTCTCGCCGTCTAATGCAAGGGACAGATAGGATTTCAGCCGTTCCGCCTTGTTCTCCAGGGCCTTTCTGCGCTCATTGAGCGTGTCTGCCTCCTCCTTGATTGCCTTGGCGTCGGCCATCAAATCCTTGTACCAAAGGGCCATATTCTCAATCTTGGCGTCCCGATCCATCTGGAGCGCGGCAAACGCCTCATAGTCCATTAGTTCCCCTGTCTCCGGGTCTACCAGACCTTGAATCGCCTGGTCAATTTCATACAGTGTCATTTTGTTCCTCCTTACATTTCTGGCACATTTCTTCGTTTTGGTAAAGTTCTGCTCCGCAATTTGGGCAATTCCCTGCGGTTGGATCCTGTTGCATATCCCGGTATGGTGAAAATGGAAGCCACCACTCCATATCAGGCAATCGCCGGAAGCACCGCCCGCGGGCAGCCATCCTCACCCATATAAAGGAATCCGGTTCGGCCATCCGAGAGGCGGATATGTATTGTCCCGTCCAGGGCGTTAATCTCGTCGATTGGGTAGCCGATATTCTCCATCGCCCAGCGCAGCAGGGCAGAAATATTTGTGGTATTCAGCATTGACTTTTCCTCCTTCCAGCCCTAAAATAAGGGCAGATGTTCTTTCTCTTGCCGCCCTCCGGTCTCGCACACCGGGGAGCGGCGCTTTTATCCTTGCGAGCTGGCAAAACGCTCTGCATCATCGCATGTCGTAAACTCAGCAACGACCCGATGTCTGTGCCAAACCTGCCACAGCGATAGGCTAATGTTATACGATACGATATAACCGCGCTGATCCATTATTCTCCCTCCTTAATTTGGTATTTCGATGACCGCCCACACATCGTCGATGCTCTCCGCGCCCTCCAGTCCGGTGATCTGGATGGTGAGCGGGCCGGTGGACGTGGGGGACGGGGTGGTGGTTGCTACCGGGGTCTCAATGGCTGGCTGTTCCGGTTCTTGGTTCCAGATGATTTCAACTAGTGCAACCAGCGTCAACAGCAGAAAGAGATATGCAATGGTCACGATCAGTTGCTTTCTCATAGGCTGACCGCCACCAGAACAGCCAGCATCAGCGCCGCTCCGGCAACCACCGCCAGTTGCACCCGCTGGGCCATCGCCTGCGCCTGCTGTACCCGGCGGCGGTAGGCCCGGTAGCTGTATGCTTTTGCGCGCCTGTCGCGCTCGGTTTGTGCTCCCATAATTTTCACTCTCTTTCATTAGTTGAAAAGCTCTGTCTTGAAATCGCTCATTTCGCTTTGAATGGTGCTCGCCACCGCAGTCCGTATCATGTGTACGATGGTTTCGTAGTCAAAGCACGGTACGCCCTCTCGCTTGTACTTAACCAGCCCGCCGGGGCTGATCTTGTATGTAAGCGCCTTGTCCTTGACCGCAATCCCGAAGGTTGCCCGGCCCTCTCTGAGCGCCAGCTTTACTGTCTGTTCCGGCCAGTCTAAATACCGGGCCGCAACGTCCACTGGAACATTGTCATACGCTAGTATCTCAGCGTCCGTTGGGATCGGCGGCCGCGCTCTGGTTCTTGGCCTCATCGTTTTCGCCTCCCTTCTCCCCGTGGAGCCGCTCATGCTCATCCCAAGTCATCCCATAGTAAGCCCGGCATAGGTCGTCCATGACGCGGCGTGCATTTGCGAAACGGTTCTCAATCTCCCGCTTCGTGCTAGTCTCGTTGAGCTGCCCATCTTTGGTCATAAAAAATCCTCCAATCTTGCCAGAGGCCGGAGGATGTGATATACTGTCTCCGATACCTCGTAGCTTTGGTACGTGGTGTCATGCCCTGGTCGGTGGTGGTGCACTGGCCGGGGCGCTTTATTCTGCATAGAGTCCGGTCAAGGAGAGAGCTAGTGCCTCAGAAATTGCACGGTTTCTCGCTTCCTGCCCCTTTCCCGGGATTGTTCGTCCAACAGAGGGAGCAGGTTTCCCATGGAGGCTGTCGCCCCAGGCTTCCAAGTAAAAATTGGCGTTCCGCCCCTGGTTATACTGGCGGACGCAAATACGATGGTCTCTGAGAAACTTGCCCTGTCCTCGGTTATCCCACGCCTTTCTGTCAAATGTCATTGATCTCCCCTCTTTCCCCCGCCCCGTCAGGGGCGGGCTTCTTTTTCTCCATTGGTGCTATCTTTCTTCTTGCGTTTCCGTGCGGGCCTGTCCCGCCGCCCCTCAGCATATCCAGCGATATAGAGGAGCGCTTCTTTGGGGAGAAGGGCCAGGTTGTCGGCAATACTCTGGGCATCGGCCAGGTTTTCCAAATTCACATGCATAGTTTCACCTCCTGACAAGCTTTCAACCTGGTACAATAATATATCAACCAAGTTTAAATGTCAAGCATTTATTTCAACCCAGTTGAATTTTTCTCTTGCATTTTGATTATCTCCATGATATACTTCGTTGTACAGAGTAGGAGGTGTAAATAGTGAAAACCATAGCTGAGCGAATTATGGAAGTGGTTGAAGAAAAGGGCGGAAACAAAAGTGATTTTGCCCGTAAAATTAACGTTACTCCAGCATACATTTCCAAATTAGGAAAAGATCCAAACTGCATTCCTAGCGATCGCACCATTGCCGACATCTGCCGTGAATTTAACATCTCCGAGCTCTGGCTGCGTACCGGAGAAGGAGATCCCCATATCCAGAGGGACGAGGACAAGGAGTTCCTCGAAGTCATGGAGCAGATCCACATGTCTGATGATGATCTGATTAAGCGGATTATTAAGGCATATTGGTTTATGGAGGACGACGAAAAAGCAGCCATCAGAAAACTGATAGACGGCTTTACAAAAAAATAAGGCCCCGGTTTCCCGGAGCCTTTTTATCACTTATTATGTAGTTTTTCGAGGACGAGGGCGCGCGTAAGGAGCGATTTCAAATAAGTTTCATTTTTGTTCCGCTCCATGACAAGTTCAATCTCTTTTTTAAGCATTTCAACTTTTTCTCCATTTGGCGTCATTTCGCGCCCTCCTCCCAATTTGTACCTTACCAATATTTTGGTCTGAAATTTTGCTCCCCTTGTTTATTATTATAGAACGCTAGTTCTATTTAAGCAATATGTGTTATCACCAAATTGTGGCAGCTTATTTTCTATATGCGAAGAGATTGCTTCGTTAGAAAAGAACGGATTATTGGACTGTGTTTATGATATGGTACATCAACCTATGATTGCCACACAGAACGGGAATCTAGCAACAGAATTGTAATAGGAGGATTTACATATGCTTGAAGAAAAAGATTTGCAGGCAATCGCGGAAATGATGAAGGGGATGGAATCCCGCATCGACCAGAAGCTGGAGAAGCAGAAACAGGACATCATGCACGATGTAAAGGTTTTATTGGACACGGAGGTCACCACCCGGTTTAACCTTCTGGCCGAGGGGCAGCAGACTATCCTAGAGAAACTGGAGCACCTGGACGACATGGAGGTCATGGACACTCGGATCACTGCCCTTGAGGCTATGGTGAAGAAGCTGAACCGTGAAATGGAGAAACTGAAAAAGGCGCAATAAAAATGCCGCCCCCGGTGCTACCAACACCAGGGACGGCTCACATAGGGGTGATAAGGTTTGGCCGCCATTATCACCCCTTTATTTTACCAGAATAGGGGGAAAAGTCAATGAGAAGAGCGAATGGAACTGGAAGTATTGTAAATCTTGGGCCAAACCGCAGAAACCGATACGCCGTCAGGGTGTCGTATTTGGAGCGGCCCGGACTGTGGAAGCAAAAGTATCTATCCTACCACAGAACTGCCAAAGAAGCACAGGAGGCCCTTGACAAATATTTGGCATCTAATATCCCGGCAAAGTCACTCGCCGTTACCTGGGGAGACGTATACAATCAGTGGTCTGCCAAAAAGTATGCAAAGGCAGGAGCTGCCTCTATCGCCAGCTATAAGGCTTCTTGGGCGCGCCTCTGTGTGCTAGAAAAAAAGGATATGTGCAAGGTTACGATTGACGACCTACAATCTATTATTGACCAAGACGAGGCAAACGGATTATCGAAATCTAGTATTAGCAATGACAAAATGCTTATGAAAGCACTTTTTAAGCACGCAACAGAGCGCGATATCGTGTATAAAGACTATTCCGCTTTTGTGGAACTTCCAGGAGTTGAAGCAAAGCACGAAAAGGGTGCTTTTGATGATATCACAATGCGTAAATTGGAGAACCTGGCGTCCTCTGGATTCCCTTGGGCTGATACCGTACTAATGCTATGTTATACTGGATTCCGGGTGTCCGAGTTTTTGGGGCTTACCAGATTCTCGTATCATTCGGAGGCGAATTATTTGCAAGGAGGTCTAAAAACCCAGGCCGGGAAAAATCGCATTGTCCCGGTGCATCCTAAAATCATGCCATATCTGACCAAGTGGCTGTCCAGGGGCGGTAAAACTATTATCTGTGATGATGACGGGAATGCAATCCCCGCATACAAATACCGCCCGCTATTCTCTAAAGTTATGGAAGAATTAGGACTTCCTTCCGCCACCCCTCATTGGTGCAGACATACCGCCGCGTCTCGGATGAGGATGGCCGGGGTGGACGAAGTCGCTATAAAGCGTATCTTAGGGCATTCCGATGGAGATGTTACCGAGCACTATACGCACGTAGATGTTTCGTTTTTGGCTAAAGAGATCCAGAAGGTTTCCTAAGTATTTGTAACTTTCTTCTTAAATATGTGCAAATAGAACAACGAACAAAAAGTTCAAAAAAGTTGTTTTTGTTGTGAATTTTTATTGTTGTTCTAGTATTTTTAGTTCTAAAATTAGATTGACTTTTAATGTGTTTGTAATTCATTAGAAAAAGAAACCTAGCAATTGCAATGGTTACATGATTTTTTGTATCTAGTATGTAGCTAGTGCGTAACTTTCGGTGTAAATATGTGCAAATAGCAAACCGATGAAAAAGTTCAAAAATAGAGGGCGGAGGCTATTGCCCCCGCCCTTTGTTTAGCCCCTCACGATGTACTCGTAGTAGCGGGCCAGCTTGTCCTCCGGTGCGTCCTTGTCGCACAAGAACGATTTTGCCATGTCGGCATAGAAATCAATCTTATCGCCAACACCGTGTTTCTTGGCTACCTTAACGTAGTCACTATAGACCATGTTGAGGGCCGCCCAGAACTGGACGGGATCGCACTCTATCCCGCGCTGGGCCATGACCTGCTTTGCCTGCTCCAGCGTCCAGTGAGCGCCACGGGTGCCGTCTTCGTTATCCATATGCTTAGACCATTCATCGGCCATCTCCTTCGTGAAAGGGATATAGCCGGAAGCAGCCCCATAACCTGTCATGCGTTCTCCACCTTTTCTGTACGCCATCTCGTCCATGCGGTAGTCATGGTCAAACTCTCTCGGAGTTCTCATTTCTCCTTCTCCAGAGATAGCGAATCCGATTTTGTTCATTGGCCGATTCATCTCCCGTCGCTCTGTGTATGCGCTCCCATCCTCCCGATAGACCGGTGGGACGTAGGGGTAGCCGTAGTGAGACTGAGGGCCGTACATCCGGTCATCCCAGTAGCGGCTCTCTACCCAAATGCCACCATTGTTGCGTGGGGCAAAGCGCCCATCAGAGTAGCGACGATAGCCCCGATCCTCCGGCTCCATCATCTCAGAGCGCGGTGCATAACGGCCATTGTCGTAGTGTTCCCGGCCACGGCGGTCGCGCAATTTGTCCTCGGGCTCCCGGTCATAACGGCGGTCATCCTTGCGTCCGCCGGACATGAGCATCATCCGAGTAGATCGTTTCATTTTGACCCCTCCTTACGCCGTAGGGGCGGGTGCAGCACCGCCGTCAATACTGGCAAGATTGTTACTGGGAGAGCAGCAGGGATGCCCCAGCATGCGGAACGATCCGCCGGTGGGGGTAGTCACCACACAGACGGAGTAGCGGGTGCGAGTACGGATGCCGCAGGCAGTCACCTGCGCGCAGTTACGCTTGGTAAGGGGATATAGCTCTGTCCCCGTACCAATAGTAATGTACACAGGTGCATTGATGGTAGTTGTGGCCGGGATGGACTGAGATACCACAATGCAATACTTTCCGCCGTTGTTGTAGGCACCGGCAGGCAGATTGATTTCAAGGTTACCACCAGTAAAGGTGACCGCCTGGCTTAGCACCAGGTTGTCGCACAGGCGGCAAACAGGCTTACAAGACATAAAATACCTCCAAGAATCAGGGGCGGCAGACATTTAGCCCGCCGCCCCGAAATAGTCACGGCAAAGCCGGAAGGTCAACTTACGAGGAAACCTCGTAAGTTTAGCAGCCACAACCGCAGCCGTTGTTGTAGGTCCCGCAATAGGGATAGGGGGCGGGCACCTGGTAAGCGGGCACGGGCATGGGATTGATGCGCCGAATCAGTTCAGAGGTCTGAGCGTCCAGAGTGGCGGTCAGATAGCTGTTCTGGTTGGCCTGAGAGGCAGCCAGCTTCAGGGACTGGTTTTCCGCCTGAAGGGAATCAATCTTGCTCTGAGTCAGGAAATCCAGAATGGCGCGGGTGTTGGAATTGTTGTTCTCCAGAATATCGCGGGTGCTGCCCTGGATGGTATTCTGGATGGCGCAGGTGTTGGTAGCCATGTTGTAATTCACGCCGTCGATGGCGCGCTGGGTCTGGCAGCAGCAGTCCTGTGCCTGAGCGACCATGTTGCACATCTGAGACTGGACGCCGTTGAAGCCCTGGAGAAGTGCCACATTGGTGTTGTTGAAGCCGCTGGTGATGCTGTTGTTCAGGGCATAGGTGCTGTCACAGATGCCCTGCTGGATAGCAGAGATGCCGCGCTCCACACCATTGAAGGCAATGGCCTCATTGACATCGGCGCGAGTAGCCAATCCCTGGAGGCCCGGATCGGTGCTGGCACCGCCACCGCCGAAACCACCGAAGCCGCCGCGGCCCCAGCCAAAAATCATGGCGAAGATGATGATAGCCCACCAGCCATCGCCACCCCAAAAGCCGCCATTGTTACAGTTGCCGCCGTTGGAGTCGGAGCCAAGAGCATAGCCAGTCGCAAAATCGTTATCCATTGTATATACTCCTTTGTCAGTTATTACATCGGGGCCGTACGCTCCCCGGATGTTTCCAAAAAGCGGTTTTTTGTCAAGACACCGAAAAACTGAAAAGAAATGCTCTATTTTATTTCATGGGTATACCTAGTTGTCGTGCAATTTCCTCAACGGAGGTTCCCCTCTGTTTTGCCATGTTTTCCGCAGTCTGGCGAAGCTGCTGCGGGTTTTTCCCTTGAATGAGCCGCATAGCTTGAGCTGCCTGCGGATTCTGTCCAGCCATCTGCTGGAGCATTTGCATGGGATTCCCGCCGTTCCGCGCCATCTGGAGCATGGCCGTCATGGGATTATTCATCGGAGGCATCATTCTTTTTCCCTGCCTTTCCGCCAGACGTGGGCTTTTTCAGCCGTTCTATCTCGTCTTTCAAATTGTTGATGGTGTCCTTCATGTCCATAAATTCATCCAGTGGTGCAAAAGCAGGGGCCGGGTTCTCTACCTGCTGTTCTTTTGCCTGCTGTTGACCATGGAACTCAAACACATCAGCCGAACCGCTGTTGGTATTGAATCGTTTCATGTAGATTACATTGTGAGCGAGGTCGGGGAAAAACATGGGAGCACCCATAAAATCCACTGGAACACCCAACGCTTCCTCTCTGGATGCCACAGGACGGCAGAAAAAAGCGGGCTGTGTGTTTACATTTCCCTGTGGCTGAATGGTCTGTGAGGGTTGCTGAGTAGGTTGCTGGGGCTGATATACTTGTGGCGTCGGAGCAAATGGGGTGACAGGATTGTAGGCCCCATAAGCCGGGTATGTGTAATTAGGAAACGCCATACTGACGCGCCTCCCTCCCCGCCTCCAATGCGGTTACGTAATCCTCTAGGCCCTCGTCATCTCCCTGTGCCATGTACCACATCGCTGTTTCAGCGGCACAATCGCGGGACATGCCAGCAGCTACCATCCTCTCGATTAGAGTCATATCCAACACGTCCTTGTCTATAAAAATAAGGAGTCCGTGAGGAGGGCGGCGACGTGTACCAACCCTGTATCCTCACGTCCTCCATGTCTATATTGTCGCAAAAAATAGCCCCGGCTGGGGGCGCTCCCAGTCGGGGTTATGCACGATTTATGCTTGATTTGTGTAGAGCTGTCTAGCAACTTCGGACACTCGCGAGAATATGTACTTTTCGTGGGCGGCCACCGCTCCACGATACCACCCAAGTTCTGCTGCTACATCAATCTGTCCCCACTTGTCAATAATTCGTCTCCGGGCAATCAATTCATCATCGCGGTGGAGGGCAGATTCATAAATAGCGGTTTCCAGTTGAGAGCGCAAAAGTTTATTTAACGGTTCCGGCAGATTCACCTTTGCGCTCATTCAGTCACGTCCTTTCGCCCTCCGGCGGTTCTGTGGGCAGTTGCTTCAAGGCCTCTACCAGCTTCGTCGCCATGCCATTTCCGCCCAATGCCTTATATGCGTTATACATATCCAGCACGTTTTCTATACCATAGATCGGGATATGTCCTTCCTCAGTATAATGGTTGTACTCGGCAATGATTTCACGTCTTAGCAGAGCCTGTACCCCATTCATAAGGGCGTCGCTTTTTTGGTCGTCAATCTTGACGCGCTTTCTTTCACGGGCGGCGACCGCCTCGATAATTGCCACCAAGACCAACGCCGCCCCGGAAATCAGTGGGCCTACCCACTCCATGGGCATCAGCCCTCCTTAGTCAACTGCTTATAAACCTGATTGATACCAGTGGCCGCAAGTCCGCTCACAATGCCGACAGCGGCGGCGGTCAAATAGTCCGAAGCCGGGAACTCCGGCATGATGAACATGCCGAGGATGCCAAGCACCGCGCCAAACGCACCGCAGATGATTGGAATCCACTTGTTATCCAGGCCGGTGGCCTTGACCACCTGGCCGACCAGAAAGCAGATCACAGTGATGACCGCTACTCCGGTAATACCCAAAGAAGAAATGTCCATAAATCGAACCCTCCTATGCTTCGATGGTGTGGATGTCGTACTCTTTGGCACAAAGATTCTCGATTTTACAGCCCCTCGCTTCATTCCAGCCGGGAGTGAAATAGGCTACATCAGCAGTAGCCAGTAGCTTCAGGCTTTCGCCCAAATACCACAGTGGCTTTGCTTCCGCCAGTGCGTTTTGGAAAAAGCTGTCGATAACTTCGACAGGCTCCCCAAGACTGTCTTTCGCCGCCTGAATAGCGTTGCTCCGCTCTGCCAGAATTTCATCGTCGGTTTTGCCCCGCATGGGCTGAGAAATAAACAACTTTTTCATGCTCCAATCCTTTCTTAGTCCAAAAGTCTAAGCCGCTCCAGCACCACGGCCAGCTCCTGTCTGGTTACAGGGTCTTCGGGTCGGGTACCGTCCAGGATACCGGCCTCTTTCGCGGCCTGCCACGCTTCGTCGCGCTCCTGTTCCCAATCGCTCACAGGTTCATCCTTCTTCCAGTCCACACTAAGATAAGTGCAGATACCCTTTGCGGTGGCCTCGGCCAGCTTGTCCCGGTACTTCGTATCTTTGAGGTACTCCACGTCGGCCTTGTTGGTGTGGAAGCCGTACTCAATCAGGCAGGCGGGAGCGTCCGTCTTGGCGAGCACGGTATACATCTCGTGCTTGATGGGCTCACTCCGCAGTGTCACTCCCGCCGCGTGAAAGGCGTTGACCAGTTCAGAAGCCAGCACATTGCGCTGGGCCGTCATGGGCCCTGCGCTGGTGTAGATCTCCAGCCCCGACGCGCTCGACCATCCGCCCTCTCCGGCGGCGTTGGTGTGGATGCTCACAAAGCAATCCGGCTTTGCTTTATTGCTGATGTTGGCCCGCTCCGTCAGGCTGGGGTAGTTGTCCGCCGTCTTGGTGAGCACCACGCCCACCCCCTGGGCCTCCAGCAGCGGCTTGACACGCTGGGCCATGTCCCAGGTAAACTCCCACTCTTTGTAGGTGCCGTCCGGGGATCCGTTGACATTGCCCGGCCCGTGTCCGGGGTCGAGGCATACAGTATGCTTGCTTATAGGCTTGTTCTCCTCTTCCGGCGGTGTCTGCTCCGCCTGCTTGAGATACACGCAAATCCAGTTGTGCACCTTGCGGCTGGCGGTGATGCGCTCTCCGCCAAAGTCACACTGACTGGAGCCGCCCCCATCCAGCATGACGGCGGAGGACCAGCCCAGCCCGGCCAGCTCGTCCCGCAGAGTTTCCGGCGTGGCTGCGTCTCCGGTCCCATCGCCAGAGCAGTAGAGGGCCAGACTGCCACCACGCAGGCCAATGGCGCTGCGCCCCCTCTTCCCTCCCTGGGCCGAGCCGTAGGAGGGCTTATCCACTGGCTTACCGGAGGCAATGAGGGCGGTCACAGCGATAAAGTTGGCCGCTCCCCCGTACTCGGAGGTCATGTGGATGTCGGGGCCCTTATCCCAGGCGTAGCCCATCGCCCTCCAGGGCGTGCCGGAGCGCATTACCCCGCCCACCTTGAGCAGCGGGCAGGCCGAGCCGTCTGGGTTCCACATGCCGCCATTCAACACATAGTGGGCACCAGTCTCTTCCTTGACCTGAGAGAGCGTCTTGCGGCAGTTGGTGACTCTCAGCTCAATCCGCTCCACGGACGAGAGCGGGATGTATGTAATGAGCTTACTCATTTGATTCACATCCTTTTATCCAGCGATCCCGCTGTTGATTACTGTTCCGGGGCCAGTAGCCCGGCCAGCTCCTGGTACTCCTCCGGGGTGAGCCGGTCGGCGGCGAGATAGACATCCATCTTGTCCTGGAGGCCGTCGGTGCGGCCCCGGTCAATAAGCAGCTTGCAGAGGTTGTATACGGTTGTCATGGCGTCTCCTTTCTCATGTGGCAGCGGTGGTAGTCAGCTCCAGCATACACAGCCGCGCCTCGTGCTCGGACAGCATGTCCAGAGTGATGTCCTCTGCGAGGGGCGGCTGGGGTTCCGGCTCCGGCTCTGGGGGCCGCTCCGTGGGCGTGACACCCACCAGCTTGCCCTCCTCAATCTGGAGGTTACACCAGCCATAGGTCGCCCACACCGTGTCATGGAGGTGGGCGGGCACCTCTATGTAGCCCTCCAGCCAGCAGGCGCGCCGCCCGCTCTGGCTCTGGATCGGGTGCTGGCCGGTCTCCAGCGGGTCAATTTGGATGATGGTCATATTTAATTCACCTCTTATTTCTAAACTATGGCATAGTAGTGATATACAACTCCAGATGTATTAAATTGTACATCTTCTGCACCAGTCGGGCTAAGGCCAAAATACCAACTGAAAGTTTTTCCATCCGCTGATTTTTTACCGTAAGAATCTATTGAGTTGTTAGAGTAGAAAAAACCAAAGCCTCTTGTATACTCAGTAGGGATAATACTGCTTGGAATAATATTAGAAACTGAGCCACTTCCAGAAGCGTCGATACTTTCATACGAATCTGTATATTGCCTACCATAAATACAGAGTATTTTAAAGGGTTCGGCTAAGGTTATTTGATTAGGGTTGCTTTTGCCTGATTTTCCTGTCCCCACATAGCTCCCCAAAATAACCCTCGACCCCGCGTGCTCGTCCACGTACTGCTTATTGGCGGCGTGGCTTTCATTCGTCGGAGGCCCGCTTAAAGTAATCGCCCCTGCCATCGTGCCGCCAGCCAACGGCAAGAATGGAGCACTTTGCATACCAGCCAGAGCGGTGTTAAACTCCTCTTCGGTTCCGGTATATCCTTTCTCTTTTGCCGCCTGATAGGCGGACTTTCCAGGTGCACCATCCTTGCCGTCTGCCCCTGGAGCTCCGTCCTTGCCAGGCAGGCCCACCCCGGCAACTTTTTTGCCGTTTACAACGATAGCCATGTGCTACACCTCCACCCATTGCCACATATCCGGGGTATCCGGGGCCCACGTGCAGGGAATCATGTCCCCGCCCTCTGCCACCTTGTAGACCTTGCCGTTGTAGCTGTAGTGCTTACCCGCATGACAGTCCATGCCGTACACCCACGGGATGGGGTCGTCCACTGTGCCCGCGTGCTCACGGTCAATGGGCCGGTAGATGGCGAGCATGCCGTCGTCGTGCGGGGGCATCTCCTCTTGAGGAGTTACCGCCTGTACGACCCGGTAGAGCTGGCCGCCGCCGTTGAGGATGCGGCCCGCAGGTAATTCCTCTCCGGCCTCCAGCGCCGCCTCCCACGTGGGAAACAGATCGGGCATGTCCAAGGCGTAGGTGTCGGGGATATACGCGCTGGTGGCCGCATAGGCCCTCATAGCGGCGGCGTACTGTGACTGCATGTTTGGCGCTGACGGTTGGGGAGCTGGCTCTGGGACTGGCTTGTTGGTCAGGGTCAGCAGCGTACCAGCGTAGGTCTGCCGGGTATAGTTCCCTGCATCATCCTCTGACAAAAGAAACCCATCATCCCGGTACATCTGGATTTTGCCTGTCACCTCTCCGGGGTCAGGCGTGACCGAAAGATATTTGATGGTATCCTCTGTCACAACCCGGCGGGAGACACTGTATTGCTTTTCGCCGATTTTTAAGTACATGTTACCTCCTCATAAACAGAAGCTGAAGGCTACGCAAAGCCGGTTATAGGCACCGTGCCAGAAAGCACTTCCAGTCCTGTGGACATCACAGAAGTCGGAGGTGTTTTGAGAAAACGAAGAGCGCTCCAACCAAAAGTCCGCGCTGCCGGCGCGATTTTTCACTTTGCTGTTGCCCGCCTTGTAGTAGTCATACTGGAGGCCCTCTCCAGCGAAGGAGTAGGTGGTGCTGCCGAAAATTTCGATTTCTGACAGCAGGAACAATTCATCGCTGGTGGTCACAATGCTTGGGTTCTGATTCCCTGCGCTGGTCAGTTTGTTAACTGCTCTTATCCCCGCCTGCACCTCCGCCGGAAGCATGGTTTTCAGCGCGGGCATGGTCTGCGTCCGCATTTGGCAGTCCCGCCAGCCGCCCACGTTGGTGTTGCTGGGGTTCATCTGGTACGTGGTGTCGTAGCAGTCGTGCATCTGGAAGGTCAGCGGCGCTTTGCCCGTCCCGTCTGACAGATCATCGTGGTTCTTCCCGATGATGTCGATACGATACGCCTTGCCGCCGATGTCCATGTCCTTGTAGCAGGAGCCATCAGATACCCAGGTGTCCGGCACCTCATTGGCGTGGCATGCCTCGATGATAGCGGCCCAGTCATTGTTTGCAAACACAGGGTCATATGTTTTGTTGGGGGGTAGCCCTCTTGACATGAAGAACACCATCAGGCCGACACCTCCTTTTTGGTAAATTGGAAGTCGTAAGGAAGGATCAAAGCGGGGCGGATGCCTGCGTAAGTGTTTGCTCTCCAGATGCTGCTGTCACCGTTAGTTCGGGTATACCACACGTAGTTGGCATCGTTGGTGTACGGAGAGCGGAGCCACCAGTTTTCAGCATTACCATTTCGATTTGCAACCCGTTTGCTGTTGGCTAATGAATTTGTGCCGGACTCGAAGTAGGTCAGTTTTGCACCATCTACAGGGAAGTATGGGCTCGTAATGGTGCTCCATCCGACTTCATAGCCGGACAGCAGAAAAATCTTGCAAGACAGCCCATTTGCTCCGGTGCTGTCTGTTCCTCCTATTCCGCCTTCCTGCCGATACGGGATTTTAACCTGCTTGAGGGACGACTTAATGTTAGAATCGTACTTCAAAAGCATTGTGCCGTTTAGCCAGCTCTGGATATCGGATTGCTCCAGGTTGTTGACTTCTCCGGAATCCCATATCCGATTTTCAGAAATGTCTTTCCTCAATAGCCATGTCCCTTCGCAGGACGCATCATAAAGAGGGCTGTCCTCCGGTATCCCCTGGTTAACCACCAGATAGTCCACCGGGGTTCCTTTCTCGTTGAGCCGCACAATCTTTCCGACCTCAAGGTCGCCCGCAGAAATACCGCTTGAAGCAGGAACAAAAAAGCGCGATACATATACCATCAGGACACCTCTGATTTTAGGAATTTAAAGTCGTAAGGGAGGATTAAGGCGGGGCGGATACCGTAGGAATTATAGGAATAGCCATTACCATAACTTCCATCAACGGAGATGTACCAATTACCAACATTATTCGCATTTGATGGAGAACGTGTCCAGTAAAGCCCATTCGTCATGTTGAATTTCGCAATTCTTTTGCTCCTAGCATCAGCGCCATCACCATCAATAAAGTAAGATAGTTTTGCTCCATCTATTGGGAGGTATGAGGACAGGCTGTTATTTAATCCAATTTCATATCCGCTTATTGGAAATACTCGGCATTGCAGACCGTTTTCTCCGCTGTTAACTGTAGCAGAACCATTCCAAACACAATACGGCACTTTCACAGTTTTAATGGCTGCTTGAACTGGCAAATCGTAGTCCTTCATATATCCAGACATAGTGCTCAAAATGCTGGAACCAGGAAGCGCATTTCCTCCACCAGAGTTAAACGGTCCCATCTCACGGATGTCCTTCCGTAGCAACCATGTCCCCTCACACGATGCATCATATAGATTGGACGGTATGCCCTGATGTACTACCAGATAGTCAATCGGGACCCCGCTTTCATTTAGATGTACTACCTGTCCTATCTCCAAATCACCAGCAGAGATCCCCATATCCCCAGTTGGGCCGCCCCTATGCAAGAACACCATCATCCCACCCCCACATTGACCGGGATGTTGACGGTCGGGGCCTCTGCCGCATAAAAGGTCAGTGTCCCAGCTCCCTGCACGGCGTTCTGCGCTGATGGCCCCATCCAGGCGTTCAGCGCCTCTGCGTCCGCGTCCAAATCTGTACCACTCAGCGCTACGTCTACACTCACTACCGCTGTGTCTGCCGCCACAATGGAGCAGGAAACCGTCTGGCTGTACCTTCCGTTCCCACCTTGCGTCCACCCGCTGGACAGCAGAGTAATTGTGGTGCTCTTGGCCGGATCTCCTTTGCTGTTCCAAGCGCTTTTTTCTGTATCGCTTACTGTTCTGTGGCTTTCGTCTGTTGGTAGGTCTGCCAGCTTTGTACTGTTTGGTAAAGCCCCAACCATATTAGCCGTGTAATCCCCCTCCTGGGGGACAACTGCACCAGATCGTCCGTTGAAGGTGATCACACCGCTGCTACCTCTGCCCGCCAGCTCGTCGATAGCCCCCTGCACGTTTGTAGCCTCCAGGCCGCTGCCCGTGTTGCTGTAGCCCACATATTCGGCGGAGAGGTCGCCGCCCTCTCCGTCTTCGGTTACTTCGATGGTGTAGGGGCCGTCGCCCAGGCTCTCCCCCATCTGCATCGTGCCGCCGCCGGGGATTGAGAGCCAGGGCGCAGCCGTGGCGATAGCGGCTAACTGGGCGGCGTACTGCTCCAGTGTGGTGCCCGACGGCGGTTCTACTCCCATAGCCTGTAGTGACGCTGCGATACTTGCCTTAGCAGCGGACAGTCGGTCAATTTCGCCCTGAATACTCATACCACGCCTCCCGTCAAATGGCCGCCAGGGCCTCCTCAATGTCGCCCGTCAGGCTCACCGAGCCACCAGTGGTGTAACCCGCAGGGACGGCAAAGGAGGTTGTGGTCAAGCCGTCAATCTCCCCGGAGACCGCCCCATTGTTTGCCATTGAGCCAGTGACCTTCGCGCCTTTTGCGTAAGCGGTCTTGCCATTAAGGATATCCCCGGCAACCGCTGTGCCGTCAGAGGTGTCCACATAAGCCTCCGGGATGGCCGCCACTTCAACGGACGTGAGCACCTTCCCGTCCGTAGGCTCTACCGTTTGGACAGACTTGTTGGGTGTAACGCTTTTTGTCTCCGGGGTGATCTGCACCTTTCCTGTTCCGCTGTGATAACCCTTCGGGATGGTGTAAGACAGTTTTTCCGGGGTCAGTGTTTCAGTTGCCGCCCCGTTGTTTGGCATGGTACCTGTGGTGGTCTTGCCTGCCTTGTCCACAAACACCTTGCCAGTCAATACGTCAGCGGCGGTAGCCGTAACGGCGGATACGTCCTGGTAGTTCCCGGGGATGGCGGCTACTGTCACATCGGACAGGCCATAATAGCCGGGGTCGGGCGTCACATTCTGCTGGGACTTGGTTGGCGTGACAGTCTTGCTCTGGAGGTTATAGTTTCCGCCGCCGGACACCCCAGAAACCGTTCCGCTTCCGTTGTGGTAGCCTTTGGGGATGGTATATGTATCGCCCTCTTGGACGGTGGCAGATACCGCGCCTCTGTTCTCGATTGCCTCAATCTCTGCGGCCAGCTTGGTCAGATCGTCCGTGCCTGTGCCAATACCCAGTTCAACGGCCTTTGACCTGATAGCGTTCCGCGCTGTTTGGATTCTGCTGATTTCAGTTGCTACACTCATGCTTTCCCACCTTTCAAATTGTCCCTAACAGGATTTCGATATTGCCTACCGTCTCCTGGACCGCTGCTGCGGTAATGGGGAGCGTATTATCACCTTCGTCAAAGCCGTTTACTGTGTCCACAGATAACGTCCTTGTGTCTCTGTCCAGCTTTAGCCCGTGCCCGATGTTGTAGGATGTACCTCCTCCACCCTCCGGTAAAGGGATATCCGACGCCTCATACTGGCCACTGTCTGGGTTCCAAATCTCCCAAAATCCATCCAGGCCGGGCCTCGGGGGATGCTGGTTCAGCTCTGTGATACGCTCCTCCATCTGCTCAAATTCGGAGGGCAGGGGAGGCGGGAAAGCATCTACAGCGTTAATGGAGTCATGGACCGTTGCGTAGAATATATTACTGTGCCGCACCTGCTCCCCGAGTGTACCCCTGACCTGCATTAAATACTGGCCGTCATCAGCCAGCATGGAGGCCGTCAGCAAGGCGGAGTATACTTGCCCGACGCGCTGGAGCTGGATAATATTCTTCTGACCATCCTTCTCCACATCCACCTTTAAGTCCCACTCGTCTGGGAGGTCGGTGGAGATTTCGAAGGCTACAGCCCCATTGTCGCCCTCAAACCCGAGGCAAAATTTAGGCGGGGTGCAGATGTACCAATTTGTCATGCTGAGCATTATGTCCCGCCCCCATCCATAGCGGCCACCTTGTCCAGAAGGGCATCGATCTCCTCACCGCTGTATTTGCTGGTGTAGTATTCGGTTGGTTCTTCTGCCGCTTCTCTGGCTAATAATTTCCGCTCAAGTGCCGCTACACGCTCCTCCAGAGTCAGTTCCATTTTCTCACCTCACACAATTAGCCGACGGCCAAGCTTGTCCAGAACAACGAGGCCATTTCTGTCTTTCACGGGGCCAGATACCTTTTTTTTAGGTGCGCCATAGTAAACAATTACACATCCATCCGCTCCGTCTCCGCCAGCTCCTCCTTTACCACCATGTCCACCAGAAGAACCATCCGCGGTTGTGTATTTGGTGTATGTTTCCCAAAGCTGAATACGAGACCCACCGCCGCCGCCGCCACCGCCGCCGCCATTTCCTCCGTCTCCTCCGCATCCGTATAGCGTAGCTATAGACTTTGAATCGCCTGATGCTCCGTTTCCTCCAGATCCGTAAGAAGATTGATTTTGGTCGTTTATCCCTCCTTGCCCTCCAGGAGAATTATAAGAAGAGCCACCGCCACCACCGCCGCCGTATCCTTTTTGCCATGCAATTCCATAGTTTGGACTTTTGTTTGTCTTATAACGATATCCAGGAACGTCTTTAGGGTTTTCTGTGTAATTATTCCCAACAAGTTCTTCTATACGATACTGTGAACTTCCAGACCCAACAAGTGTACAAAAATAATTAGGTCTTGTACCTGTTGCCTTTATGGTAGCAGATTTAAAGTCGCTTAGCCTCCACTCTCCAGTTTTTGTGTCAAAAGACGACTTTGTATATCCAGAAATTGTTTCTCCGATTGTAAAGCTTGCGGATGAAGATCCCCCATCAACTTCACGCCAACTGTGCGGTGTAGAGCCTCCGCTATAACTTCCGGCTTCGCCCCCAGCGCCACCAGGTATATCTCCTGAATTTTCTCCACTGTCACCTTTCAATAGTTCATAGGCAGTTGATTCCCCTCCGTTTCCTCCATTGGCTCCATTGGCTCCGATGTCTCCTGTTTTTGCATAAGTTTCTTTTGTTATGATGTCTGTGTATCCGGCACCTGTCGAATCTCCATCATCACTTGAATAAACCATCCCACCTATCAAAATAGTTGTTTCTGTCCCGATAGATCCTTCTGCCCCATTAGCTATCCCTCCAGTCCCTCCAGCCCCACACTGGAATTGAAGGGTCCTATCATCTCCGATTTCAAGGTCCACTGTAAGAAATTTGCCCCCTCCTCCTCCGTGCCCCCCATTTCCACCAGCTCCACCTTTCCCAAAAACTCCAATGCCAGTTCCGCCATTCGAAGCACTAGCAGATGCACCATCATCACCATGTTCTCCGTCCATTCCGGCTTGACCTCCGTTACCAGCTCCGATTACGACAACACGCACATTTACTGCCTGATCAGGTATTTGCCATGTACCGCTACCGGACAAAACAATTCGATTTTCTAATATCTCAACGTCCTCCGTCTGCGGTGGCTTATATCCAACAAGCATTTTTGAAGTTGACTTTAATGTATTTGAAATGTTAATATCTTCTATTTCAATGCAGGCCGTAACTGGTTCTTTGTTATATGGGTCCCACGTCAACACACGGTTTCCTGTTGATTCCCCTTTATAGACAACTGGTGCTTGGATAGATTGAGCATGCTTATAGTAATTTTTCATTCGGTCTGCGACAGCCGCAGAGTTTATGAGCGATACCAACGTAGCATTTTCAACCTTCTTTACATTCGGCTCTTTGGCTGAAACAATATCACGTATGATTTGGCTTTTGTTGTGTGTATACTTTGTTCCAGTAAGCCTTCCGGAACCTGAAGATAGTTTTGCGTAGTTGGCTCCACTCTCTAAAATAGTAAAGCCAGATGCGGATAGATTAAAAACAGGCTCTTCAAATGTGATAATACTGCCTGCTTCTGTGGCCCCTTCAAAAAGTGTAGATGACTCACCAGATTTTATATATTGGTGTTCTGTAACAATTACTTGGGTTACTTTGGCCGCGTTAGTGACGCTCGGGCCCTGATACATTCGGTCTAAACCAAGGTTCCCGCTAATTCCATCCCAAAGGGCCGCAATCCGAAGAACTCCATTTAGATCAGTTCGAATAGTTGCGCCAATTGCAAATAGAACCTGTGACAAGTTATCCCTTGCCGTAGCGATAGGTAACCAACCATACAATTTTATGTCTGCTAAATTTGTTTTGATCTCGTATGGTATTGTGCCGCATATGGAAGCAAGAAGTTCGGATGCAGTCTCGCCAGAGTAGATTCCTCCATAATGCTGATTTTCAGATAAAAGCCCAATTGCGCTTGTTGCAGATATCTTATATGTATTGGGTCCATTCCGGTCAATGGATTTCACATAAAACACACCGGTCTGAACGTCATCATAAAAATAAACAATTGGAGCGTTTCTTTCAAACTCTGTAATTGTTCTGTCCTCAGTCTCAATTACGACTGATAAGGTATTGGCTTCCAGAGAGGAAGATAGAAGAGATGTTGCAATATGAAGATTTCCGCTTTTAATTTTGTTGCCCTCAAACACTCTGTCGCCATACACAATTTTGTTTTTGTTTGCCATCGCCTATCCTCACCTTTTACGGCTTGACCTGTGCGTCTATCGGGACAAAGCTTACCTCTATTTCTCCCCAATAATTTACGCTACCTTCTACCTTCTCCATGTCTTGAGATGCGCTAGTATAATACGCCTCGTAGGAGATGGTTGTCTGTCCGTCCGCAGCCTCCAACATAACGCTATCATCGACTGAGTGTTGGTACAGATAGTCCCAAAAGGTATCCAGCCCTTCGTAGTTGTCTCCTCTGCGAAACACTGTAATCTTATGTCCAAGATAGGTTCCAATAACATCACGTATCATTCGACCGGAAAGCACTCGGCCTGCATTATCTCCATCTAGTACATTGAAACTTCGATTATAAGTCGAAATTGCAACATCTGCGTCAAACTCAATGCCGTTCAATTTGATATAGCTCATTTAGCCCTCCACCAAATTTACGCCGATACGCTGAACTTCGCTCTGAGTCGCTTGATAAGATACGCGACCAAGCACCTGCTTGTCGATTTCCAAGATAACTGTATTGGAGCCGCCGCCACCATATCGCTGCATCCCACGGGCAACAGCGGCTTCAATCTCAGATGTTGGAGCCTCTATATTTGTCCCGCTCTTTTGATCTCCCAGTACGGCGAGGAACTCTTTGTTAGGCGGTATGACCGCGCCTTTTGCAAGGGCAGGAACGTCATCAATTGAAAGCCTTGGTACTGACATTCGGCCTAAGCCTGATCTAGCTGAATAAGAACTCCCCTTCGTGCTGCCACTTCCAAGCTTAAGCGCTGTACCACCACCTAAAAGTGCAATCCCGGCCAATATGAATAGAGGGTTTAATGTCATTGCACCAATAGCAACTAATGCAATTCCAGCAAGCAGCATTGCTGTAGATACCCACCCAGCCACCTCTTCAAGATGCAATGTTTCTACCCAACTACGAAACGTCCCGCTTTCATTCCCAACGACAAATCCAGCAATAAGGAGTGCGCATCCACCTAGAAACATAAGAATGTTCATAGTCATTAGACCGATTGCAACAAGCCCAATTCCTACAAGCAAAATTGCAATCGTTACATACTCCATTACTTTTTCAAGGCCTAATGTTTTAACCCAATCCTGCAAATGATCATCATTTATTGCGGCAACAATTCCGAGGCCGAGCACCACTGCACCAGCAATTAGCAAAATAAGATTTCCAGTAGCGGCCGCAATAGCTACCATTACGATGCCTACCAAAAGTATGGCGACAGATACCCATTGAACAACGGTTGTAAGTTTCAGTTTTTCCCACCATGCCATCAGTGTCTGTTCTCCAATTACTTCTGCTGTCACCCCTGCTCCTAGAAGAACTGCTCCAGCAATAACCATAAAGATATTCCCCATTGCCGCTCCAATACAGATGAGGGCAAATCCAGCTATTTGCATTGCAGCTGTTACATAGTCAAACGCGGAATCAAGTCCCAGCGTCTTTGCCCAAGATTCAAAAACTCCACTCTCACTCCCTACAAAAACGCCAGTTGCAATCAAAGCTATACCAGATATAACCATAAGAATATTCCCTAGTCCTGCGCCAATACAAATAAGGGCAAATCCAGCTATCAATAGAGCGGCAGTTATAAACTGGGCTGCTCTAGAAAGTCCAAGCGCTTCCGCCCAATCTTGCATCATTCCGCTTTGATATGCATAAGCCACAGCAACTCCGATCAAAGCTAGTCCAGCCACAACAAGTAAAATATTTACAGTTGAAGCTCCAATAGCAACCATGGCGATGCCGCCGAGTATAATTGCCAATAACACAAACTCTTGCACACTATTTAAACCAAGTGCATCAACCCAAGACTGTAATTGTTCATTTTCTCCAGAGAAATCAATGCCAGCTCCAAGTAAAAGTAACCCAGAAAGAACCAGAACTAAACTCCCTATAGATGCTCCTATAGCTACAAGTGCAATACCACCTAGCATTAATGCAATTGGCACCCAAGCAGATACACTCGCCATCATTTCTTGGAGCCATCCGCTATTCATACCTTCTTGAAAGGCAGAAAAATCTGGCCCAATATCTTGATTAGAAGATTCACTTTTATTTCTGCTCCCCGAAAGCTGGTTGATTTCATCAAAAGAAGCGAGCGATTTCCCGGCCTCCTCAGCCGCTTCACCCGTTTTTTCAAGTGCTTCTGTTTCCTCATACAGATTTTCAGCGGAGTCCGCAGCTTTCTCTGCTGTTGTACCAAACAGCGCAGCAGTAATCCGGGCGGCCATTGAAATTATACGGGCCAACATATCGACAAAATTTGTAAATGCTGGTATAATGACCTCAATCATCGGTTGAGCGAGCGTCAGGAGAGCCCCTTTTAGGCGTGCAATAGACGCTCTAGCCTCGTCATTTGTTTTAATGACTTTCCCCATCCATTCACGGAACTTCGCAAGAGCTTGTGTAATGACCGTGAATACAAGCGCGCTTCTGATAACTTCACGCATACGAGAAGAAAACTTGCTTGCGCTCTTTTGCGCTCTATCTACTGATTTTGCCATTTTGGCGGCGGCAGGGCCGGACTTTGCCATGTTCTGCTGGAGCCCTCCGGCTTCCTCTTTTGCCAGGTTCAACTTTCCTTCTAAGCCAGAAATTTTGGAATCATAATCTGAAAGCGCTTTTTCAGCCTGCCTCCACTCTTTCTCAATTGCGTCAACCTTTTCTTGTTGCTTTTTCAATTTTGAATCGACCATAGGCCTATCAGAATAGGCACGCATATAGTCATCAGCGGACGAACCAGCTTTCATGGCGGCATTGATAGCATTCTGTTCGTCCTGGAGCATGGATAACTGCTTCCTGGCCTCCTCCAACTCCGCATTTACAACGTTGAGGTTTTCTACTAAAGGAAACCTCCCCTGCTTTTTGGACGTAAGTTGATCTTCAAGCGATTGGATTTTCTTAGCAAGCTGATTCAGCTCTTTTTGTGCTTTCTTATTGTCAATATTGGTTTCAATGACGATGGAGCCGTCAGCGGCCACATTAAACACCACCTTGATAGGAGAGATTTACATTGGAAGGGTACAAGGAAATCATTATTACAAGAGAAAAATCGCCGTGGGGATGCGCTGTCGACTTCACAGTGCTTTTGGATGACAAAGTGGTTGGGATTTTAAGAAACGGCACAACCGTTTCTGCATACGCTCAAGATGGACCCCATACGCTTTCGTTCCAAAAGGGGCGTAAAATCGACTGCTCAATTTCAATCCTCGTATCGCCGGATGACACTGCAAAAGTTGTAAACACAGCAATATCTGGATCACACCTCGTAGTTGAGAGTGAATACGCAACAAACGCACCAGAAACCGCTGTTTTCGATAGTGAGAACGCCCAAGAAAAAAGAAGCAGAAAAATTAAGGGAAATGTTGCCTTTGCAGCTGTGATTGTCGTTGCTATTATTGCCGCTGTATCTCTTACTTTTGGGGGCCGCTCTGATAGTCAGTCAAACGATGGCTATAGTCCAAGCCAATCAACTACTACACCCACGCAGCCATCCGATAATTTAGCGCAGAACATCCATCCGGAGGAAATTACCATCTCAGCCAACAGCTTGTGGGCGGCATATAAGGAGAATGCAGTGAATGCCGATGCGCTGTATAAGGATAAAATCTTGGTTGTGACTGGCACAATTCAAAACATCGGGCAGGATGTTTTAACAAAAGCACCTTGCATTTCGCTCGAAACAAATGACGGTTATGGCCTTTATCCTATACAGTGCTTCTTCCCGAAGGATGGAGACCAAACGGATTTGATTGCACAGCTAAAGGATGGAGACTACATCACTATCGCTGGTGAGTGCGATGGAATCCCTCTTGCTCAAGTTCAGTTGACAAAATGCACGATACGATAATCATAGCCGCCCCTCCTGGGGCGGTTTTATTTTGCGCCTGTCCAGAGGTTAACGAGGTCATTCTCCGCCTCACTGTAGGTCTGCTTGATGTCGATAATGTCACGGTTCTTTCGGTAGAACTCCCTGTCAGACTTGTCCAGCGGCTTGCCCTTTGCCTTCTTGTCGCGGATGCGGACGATCTGGGCAAAGAGGCAGTCCCCTATTTCCGCATAGGCCGCGAGGATAGTCCACCAGTGGATGCCGCCCGTGTTGGTTTCGATGTCGTAGTCCACAGCGCGGGCTTCATAGCCCAGCACACGGTTGATAGGGGCAATGATGCGGGGGAAGTCCATAGGCCAGTCCACAAGGTGTGGGCCTTTCTGCTTCCGTGGCTCCTCGCCGCCGTTGATGAATCGAAAAACCTCTTTTATGGCCGCGTCATAGTCGGTCAGCTCGTCAAAATCCACATAGAAGATTTGGAGCACGTCAAGGGCCCGGTCTTCCTCGCTGGAATCGGGGTCGTTCATGGCCTCGAAAATGTCTAGGATAACCCGATAATCATAGCGGATAGCAAACTCCTGCCCGTCTATCTCCACGCTTTTTGGAAGTCCATAGCTCATGGCGTGCTCCTTTGATTACTTCTTCTGATACTTCTGGTATTTCGCTGTGTACTTGCTGATGCGCGGGTTAGTAAGCTTCTGCTCTCTGGTGAAAGTGGTATCAATCTCATCCATGACCGCCATCATCAAGTTGCACCAGACAGGGAGGCCGTTGGCAATGGCATAGACATTCATGCCGCCGAAGACAGACTCGCTCACAGGGGCATCGAACACGCCGTCAATAATGCCGCGCATTTCAGCGTCCCGCTCTTTGGCAAACTCGAAGATTTCCTTCTTGTCCACCATCTTCTCGATCTGGGCCTTATAGCTCTCCTGCTTCTTGTCCAGATCCTCAAAAGCGGAGTACAGCCGCTCAACGAAGTTGCTGTCAGTGGGGTTGAACGACACCTCGCACTTGCCATTCAAAGAATATGTAACAAGGCCGGAGTCAAAATTCAGTTCCTTCATAAGTTAAACCTCCACGGTTCCCGGTGTGAATTTCACAGTTCCATCACTAATCGATGCTGTACCAACAGTTCTAGTGCCGCCATATGTAACATCAATTGGCATCCCAATTGTGCCACCGCCTTCACCACCGAGCCCGGACGGCAAAATAGAGCATGAGGAGTATCTTTCAGCAAATACCGCTGTTCCGGCCGTCCCCGCATACAGATGGACAATAAGCATATCTTGATTCATCAAAGCGTTCACGTTCTGATCTTTGATAGCAAGGTTCCAGATTTTTTCCTGTGCTGCGTCATCTGCATCCAACTCACATGGGTCAAAGGTTTGTGTAATGGTTGGTTTCTTCCCGTTGGTATAGGTATTCCCAAAAATATCAACTTTGGTTTCTGTTTGCCAGTCGTATTCGGCTGAACTGTCCTCTACACGCTTACCGATTGGAGACCAAGTAGGCGTAGAGCTCTCTCCAGTGTTTAGGTAAGCAATTAACATTTCACGGCCTACGGTCTGGCCCGGCGTAGTATTAAAAGTCAAATCAGACTCAGGCATTGTTTTTCTCCTTTCAAACGCCAACTTCATATGTCAGTTTCATCAAAATCTGGTAGTCTTCATAACCGTCCTCATAAGCGGCAAATTTAGAGGATTGTGTGGTGGGCTCAACTCGGAGCGCCCGAATCTCGTCTCCCAAATCAGGAAGATTTTTTCTTGCCCAGTCACCGAAGTGGTTCAGCAGCTCGTCAGCCTCCAGGCGCTTGTCGTTGCTGCGCCCAGGCTTAATACGGTAAATTAGTTTGAATTGGTACTCCGCCTGATAGCCGCCCAGAATGAACCGCTTTGTGATATAGGTCCCCTGGATGGTAGACAATGCCATGCCGGTCTCGTCTCCCTGGTCAGCGGACAGAAACTCATATTTAATGATGTCCACCGGCTTTCCCGTGAAGGTGTTGGCCCACACCAGCATGGAGCGGGATATTTTATCTACTTCTTCTGCCGCCGCCAGCATGCGGGGTTGCTCTTTTATATCAGAATTCACGCTTCACCGCCTTATCCGCCACACGGACCCATTTCTCCAGATTTTCAGCCTTGCTGGCCTCGAACCAATGGGATTGGGCTTTTGCATGTGATGCCCTATTAAATACGAGGTTTTTATCTGTCAGCACCTTTGTGGTTCCCTTTTTCGCATAGCTGCTCCCGGTCTCCGGGTCAACCATCAGTTTGCCGTAGTAAAGATAGCGTGCATACGGGCCAGGATAAATTACTCTCGCCCCGTCTACTCGTGTGCGCTTATCCAGCGACCCAGTCAACATAGGCACATATGGAGATGTATCCTTGCGGACTTGGAGCGCAACAATATGTTCCGCTTTGGTACACCCCTCGGCTAGCTTGTCCTTTATGGCTTCCAAACCATCCATGTGTACGCTGAATCTCAGCATCTCAGACACCCCCGACTTGGAAATGAGCCATATCGCCGCCGAAGTCCTTGAAATCCACCTTTGTCACGTCGTACACGTCGTCGTGTGCGGCCTCTATGGTCTGCACCGTCCAGTCAGGATGTATGGCCTCACCCTTGACGAAAAAGCAGTTTCGGCCCACGGAGAGCGTCCACAGGGCGGATTTATCATCTGCCCGCCAGAACTCAATGGGTCCAATGTACCGCTTTGCCGCGCCGGTCACGCCATCCACAGCCTCCACACCAACCGGGATATAAAGGTTTACCGCGTCTGCGCCTTCCAGGCCGCTTTTCGTCACATTAGAGCCCTTGGAGGCATCCAGGAGAACCCCGCGCAGTACTGTGATATGATTAACTAGGGATGGCTCAAAATCGTTCTCTGGTAGCTCTGTGGCCTCTGTGTTATAGAGCGTCACAACATGTGGGAACATATCCACATCCACACCCCATTCCTCGGTACAGGAGGCCCGTACTGGACAAATACTGCGCCGCCACAGATGCAAGAGAGGCTTGTGCTGCCTGTGCCGCCGTCGTGGCCTGCTGTGCGCTCTCGCCTCCGCTCCGGTAGGTCTTGGACCAGCTGCCCACGCTCTGGCTTTGCAGCTCTCCGGCCTCTCCAGCATTTGCGGAGTTTTGGAGGGCGTTCAAGGCCGCTTTGCGGGCAAGGTCGATGCTATGATACTGATCTGCGACAGCACAGCAAGCCATCTTTACGGCGTCCAGATTGGCGTTTTGAGCCGCCCGGCCCTGCGTGTAGTAATCCAGAAAGGAACTTGCACGCAGGGACAGACGAGGGAAGTCAGCCCTTTGGATAGCCGTGCCTAGATACGCAGCAGTGTAATACTCGTAATCTGCGTAAACCATCAGGCCGCCTCCTTACTTCTTCGCTTTTGCTTTTGCATGCGGCTCAAACGTTGCATCCGTGAAGGTAAATCTTACGACACTGGCATCGTCAACGAGCACCTCGAAAGTGTCGTTTTTGGTTACACGGAATACGATGTCAGCATCAAACGGGATATTCTCCTTCGTGATTGAATCGTTTTTCTTAAAAGTCATAGTAGATCCGGTTTTAGTTAGGTGGAACGGGAAGTAATACCCGCTCTGCTCCTCCGAAATGCTACTGAACTCCGTATAATCAGAAACATAATGGAATGTTCCGGTCACAGAGCCGTCATCCTTTACTGCCAAATCATCGCCAACCAAATCGGACACCTGTTTCCCCAATAGGGTCTGACTGCTGGGGAATAGCGTTAAAATGTCAGACCCTATCCCCCCCCCGGCGCGTAAACAGCAAAAGGGAACGCATTCTCCAGACCAGCGTTATATGCATTGATAGGATTCGGAATCTCCCAGCCAAGCCGCATGACGGCACGGAGAGCCACCATGTCATTTTGCATGAGGTTATATAGGATATTTCCGGTAGTGGGATCCTGTACAACGCCGCTGTCGAAAATCTTAAATGTCATGTCCTGTCGGATGGCGTAGACTAGTTGGCTCCAGTCGCCTACGATAGCCAGGGACTCCTCCGGGTCGTAAGCTCCGTTCACGGGGAAGTACATGCTCATGCCGTCCAGCGCGTAACGAGTGTCGCCCTGCATATCGGTCTTGAAAATAGGCTGGCCGTTCTTGTCCACAAGGCCGCGCAGCTTGGCGCGCATCTGGATAGCCGCCATTACGCCGTTGGGGATATAGCCGCTCTCCTCCACTTTGGCAATCACGCCGCCCTCGCCCATGATGTCCTTGAAAATGTCGCTGGTAGCGGTCACAACAGCGCTTGCGGTAGTGGCAGAAGGGACAAGGCCATCACGCCAAGAAGTCGGCTTGTCCGTGCCGTACAGAATAGCGGCGTCGATGACCTTTCCGAATGCCTCCTGAAGACGGGGCCGCACCTCGCCCCAGATGTCGTAGTCGCTGTCGTCCAGAACGGCCTCGGGGATGGGGACAATAACCGCAATTTCCTCGGCGTAGATTTTCTTCTTGTCCCACGCCATATTGGTGGTCTTTTTCAGAGACGCCTTGGAGTCGGACGCGCCGGTGGTCGCCTCGCCGTTCACAAAGTAGGCGGTGGGCAGGGCGTCCAGCACATTAAGGGTCTGGGTCTTGCTGGTCATGTTGGGCAGCCGCCGGGCCATCCGCAGCACGGCGGACTCCGTTACGGCCCCCTGGATAATTTCACGGGTTACGGGCTCAGGGATAAGCCCAGAAAGTTTGCTTCTATCGATAATGTCAACAGCCATTTATGTTCTCCTTTCATTTCAGTGCGCCCCGGATCAGGGCGTTCATTACATCGTTTTCTCCTGTTTTTTGCTTCCCTCCGCCCACTGGAGCAGTCCAGTCAAAGGAAGTCTTCTTGCGGTCGGCGGTGAGCGCGTCCACGGCCTGCTCAAAGGTGGTCTTGTCGTCCACCATCTTCCCTGCCTTGAAGGCGATGAACTCCGCCTCCTCGCCGGTCAAGCCCTTTTTCAGGACATACAACTCACGCTTCAACTGGTCTCTCTCCGCTTCTGCGGTTGTCAGCTTTCCGGAGAGAGTATCCCTCTCGCCAGTCAGCTTGTCCCAGCGTTCTTTCTCTCCGGCCTGCCCGTCCTTCCAGGTGCGGTAGGCGGTCAGCTCTTCTTCGCTGGGCATTCCCTTCATGGCTTTTGCAAGCCGCTTGCCAATCATGGAATCCACTTCCGCCTGAGTGAAGGTTTTCTCAGGAGCGGGCTCCGGCGCAGGGGCCGGGGTAGGGTTATTGATAGGTTCGCTCATAAATACCTCCGTTTATTGTCAGGGCCGTCGCCCTGCGGTTTTACGCCTCTCGGCAAAATAGAAAGAGCCATCAAACCGTTACAGTTCGTAACCGGTTCAATGGCTCTTGGCTCACAGGCTCTTGGCTCTATGCGATATTTACTTCCATGTCGTGCTTACATGCCTTGCATCGAAACGGCATGTGCTCTACTTTGGTATCCGGTCGAACCGGGAAAAGAGCTTTCCCGCAGTACGGGCAGCAATACCATGTTTTCCCGTTAATTTCTTTTATCACGCGCTGTCCTCCATAACATACCACTTGCACTTCTCGCAGACTTCATTTGCTTTATCTACGTCAAACGGCTCTATTGCAAGCTCCATGTCCATCTCGTCCTCCCGAACTTCTTGGACCTCATAGCACTCTCCATATAGGATTTCTCGCCCAAAAAGAGGGCAAACGCATTTATCATTGTGATTTTTCGCCATATCATTTCCCCTCCAAATAGTCCCGATACTTCTTTCTCAGCTTTTCCGGGACCGCTGTTACAATCTTCCCGTCAACGCTTAAAACTACATAACCGCTATCTGCCAAGAATTTCAATGTATTCCGGTCAGTCTGATACAAAACTAACCTGCTGTTATTTATGATACTCTGCGACGCTTCAATCGTCAATGCAGATCTATCCGGTTTCATCGTAAGGTTATTTGCAAAGTGGTCTGTCACGCCGCTAATCTGCGGCGGGTCAAGCTGCACCTGATATTGTCTGGAAGAGAATTTACCGACAATTTTTATGTTCCCTTGATATGATTCCAGCCCGGAAAATTGTTTTATGCTGGTTAGCCCTTCCGGATATTGAACCTGCATTCTTTCTCTTTGTAACGGTAGCCCCGCCGCCTCGCTGAACGCCTTGTATTCCTGATTCAGTCTCCGGATACGGGTAGTCACCGCCTGGTAGTTCTCCGTCAGTCCTGCGGCCTTGTATGCGGTCTGTTCTCGCTTCAGCTTGCGGATAGTTCGCTCGACCTGCCGCTGTTTCTGTGTGGCCTCATAAGCTGTGTAGTGCTTTCCCTCAAAATCCACGTCGTGCCCATCGTCTATGTGAGCAAGTTCTTCGTCGGTATATGTTCGCTCCATCACACCATCCACAAAGGCAGTCCTGATATGTCGGCAGTTTGCACCCTCCAAGCCGTCCACATAGCCAAGCCCGCACACCTCATAAATGCTCGGATACTTGTCTCCGGTCCTTACGGAGTACACCCGGCCCTGCCATGCCTTGTGGTTTTGCCAGCCGACACCCTTATCTCGTGCCCCGATGTGGGCGGACACTTCAAAATAAGGAGTTTCCAAATACTCTGCACTCTGCTCCGTGTACTTGGCACAAAGCTGAGACACCCCCGTCATCACCGCCCGGCGGGCTGCCACGTCGATATGGTCACGGTGGCCGCTCTCATAATCCACAACCTTGATACCGCTGTCCGCAAGCTGTTTGACGGCGCTTTTGATGGCCTGATTGTAAGAGATGGCCCCGCTCGTGATCTGCATTTCAGCGTTATCCAGCGCCCATTGATAGGCCCTGGCCGTGGGAAGCATCGTCCGCCCGTTGTCCACCAGAAAGCCCATAGAGCCGGTCATGTTATGGAATGTCTGTTTGGTCTGCTCGTAGATAGCCCATGTGTCCTCGATGCTAACCAGTGTTTCCGGTGCAGTTACACCCGCAATGTCCATAACCTCCTGGTAGTACCGCTGGTTCCGCTCCGCCACGTCGTCCAAGAGCTTTTGCAAGTCCCGCTGGCTGATGTTTGCGGTGCTCTGGATGGCCTTTTCTATGTCCTTTAGGTCAATGCCATGGGAGCGGAGTGCCCGTATATCCTGCACCGTGACCTCGTTCAGCTCGCCGGATAATTTCAGGCGAGAACATATTTCCTCCAGGAGCGTCGCTTCCAGACTGCGGTATAGCTCGGCCAATTCTTCTGGAAGAGAGTCCAGAACTTCGGGAGAGAATGGGTATTTCATTCAATCTCGTTCTCCCCTTCCGTTGTCATGTCCTCCATCTTTGGCAGCATTTTCTTAGCCGTAGCCTCGTCCTCGTTGTACCACTTCATGCGGTACTCCCACGGGTTCATAATGCCCGCCGCAAGGTCCTGACGGTCATTATTCCGCTCGGTGGTCTTGTCCTCGATGATGGAGTCATCAAAGTCAATGGTCACTTTTGCTTCTTCGTTCAGGCCTTTGTTCATAGCCGCATTCCCAAGCCGAAGAATGATATGGCACAGCTCTGTAATAGCCTGTTCCAAGATAATTTCATGCTTCTTGATGGTGCGGAACATGGTGCTATTCTCGCTGATGACCTGGGTGGCCGTGGTGATATTCCCACTGTCAAAGCGGTAGTGCGTCTCCCCAAAGCCGCATTTGCTGGACAGCAGATTAAGTTGTGTCTGCACGCCCTGGGTGTGTTCCGCCGTTCGCAGGTTCATGTCGATAGGCTGGATGATGTCCCCGCCCTCGATGTCCTCCGGCAGCATATAATAGGCAAGGTCATCAGGGTCAAAGACCGGCTCGCCATCCAAATACTTCTGCGCGGACGGCTTGACCATAACCCGCTTTTTCCCGAGCACAAACTCATTGACATAGCTGTCAAAGGCGATGTCTACGCCCTTCATGCTGTCGATGGCGTTGGCGTATACCGAAATCCCGAGCGGGATAGAGTAATCGAAGTTGTTGGCGATGTTTGGCCGATCAATGACAAACTGCCGCTGGTCGCTGCCGGTGTGGACCACGGGCGGCACCCGCTCAAACCCCTTCACGGAGGTCAGCGGAACCTCAGTATCCACGTTATGGTTCCGATATGTATACAGCCGATTCTCAATGTCGTACAGACCGTCCACCTTCCGGTGAATTTGCAGATAGCAATAATCATCCTCGTTTACGTTGACGATACTGTCAAAGGCACATTCAGTAATGACGCCATTCTGCCAGGACAGGGGCCAAATATGCTCTACCGTAACATAGTCGATAATTATATCGGTGGCGCTTCCTGGAATCGGCCCTGCTTCCGTGGCCTCCATGCCCACTACACGGGGAATAAAAGCCACCGTGCCAAGAGCGAAGGCCATTTCCTGCATCTCATTGGAGCGCACGCGAAAGTTGTTCTCATTCAGAACCCGGTCAATAAACTCCTGCTCCTTTGTGCCATCCAGAGTGATTTCAACCCGCTCATTCATAAGCAGATTAGCCCAATCTTCAGGAATCTTCTTCCCCATGTTGAGACTGTACCGCTTGCAGCTCACCATCCCGGCCCCGTTGCGCACCCGATATCGGTGGAACTCCTTCACGTCTCCCTCATACCAGGACTTCCACTCCAGAACCTTGCCGTAAAAGCCCGCGCTGACGGTGGCAAAGCCCAGCTCTTTGAGTTTGTCGATGATAGTCACTTTCTCACCTCATTACCGGGAAATACCGGACCAGAATAGTGTTTGCGAAATATCGTATATCATCCATGGCGTGGTCGTCTGCCTTGATGACCTTGTCCACAGTGGATTCCTCGTCCCATCGGTATAGGCCAAATTCTCGGATGGCGTCTTTACACTGGCGGTGTATTTTAAGTTTCCCGCTTTTGAGATAGACGGAAGTGCGCCGTATCCCGTCCATTACGTCATTGTTCGCTTTGACCACATGGAACTCATTGTGTCGGAATACCGTAGTGATGAAAGACGCCGCCGACGGGTCAATGACCACATAGTCCACGTTATAGCCGTCTGCCAGTTCCCGTATCGCCTGGTAGTATTCTTCATCAGTCAGCTGCTTCTGCGTCCCACGCCCGCTGTAATAATACTCCTTGATTCGGACAGCCCCTTGCTTTGTCACGCACCAAAGGCCGGCGGAAAATGGGTTGAGCGTTCCATAGTCCACGGATATATAATACCGGCCCGCCGGTGGTTCCTCGTCCACGATGTTGCTCTCGCCAAACATGGGGTAGATTAGTCCCTCGGCCAGTGCCCACCGCCCCAAAATATACCGGTCATAAAAAACCGTGCCCAGATACTCCCGTTTTAGGTTCTCCACAAAAGCCTCTGGGAGAAACGGGTTGTCATCAATGGTGTACGTCTGGCTAAAAATATCCGCTTTGCTGTCCAGAAACACTTTCAGCCAGTGATTTGGCCCATTTGGATTGTACGTACCATCAAAGCATGAATACGCTTTATCCAGGCGGCTTTTCAGCAGTTCAAAGACTTCCTGGCTCCAGTCTGCCACCTCGTCGCCGTAGCAGTATTTGATGGACGCGCCGCGGATTTTCGAGACCTGGGAAACCTTTTCAGCTCCAAGGCAGTAGCACTTTTCCCCAAATATCCACGCCGTATTGTCGCTGGAGATCGTGCCAACAAGAGCATCACCATAGATCGTTCGCATAGGCTCAAGCACATTCCGCTCAATGGTGGACTTTGTGACGCCAAGAATGACCGTCAGCCCGTCCTTGCCGACACGCTCCCGGATGCGGATTGGGATAATCCACCGAAAATCAAGGTATGTTTTCCCCGATCGGGTAGCCCCTCCCTTAAAGTTCCAGCGGTGATGCCCCTCTCGGACAAATTCAGTTTGTTTCGGACTTAACAGCATCTCTGAACTCCTTCAACAGCCCGTCCAGTTTATTCAAACTGTCGTTCCCGCTGGCTGTGTTCTTTGTGGCCTTGTCAACGATAATCCCGAAAGAAGTGGCGATTTGAGACAACCCGGCATCGCTTATCTTTTCTGGGTCTGTCAGCGCCATTAGGTGCAGGTCGATCGCTTCCTGCATCTTCTCTTTGCGGGTCTCCATGAAGGCCAACATATCCAGCGTGTTCTGCTTCTTTTTTTGTTGCGCCTTTTGGGCGAATCCTTCGCAACCTAACACAACACGCTTAACGGTATCTTTGGAAACCCCATTGATTTTCGCCGTGGCGTTATAGCTCTCGGTCTCCAGATAATCAGCCACAATTTTCTTTTTTCGCCTGTCCGTCAGCCGTGCAGCCATGTCACCACCTCTCGCCTAAGTAGAGTCTACAAATGCCCCCCACCGCCACCGACAGAGCGCGCCCTCTCTCTTTCTTTTCGGGGGAGATTAAGGGGGGATTATAGGGGGGTAAGAGATAGGGCTGTCTCTTATACACATCTGACGCTGCCGACGATACTCCTT